GATTTCATCTACTCTGGGTCTAAAGTAATTTTGGTCTGATATCATAATATTCACCTTTGTTGATCTTTTATATTTATAAATATTATTTTAATAATTGAGAGAATTAAACATGGCGAATTGTACTGGCGAATGTAATAAACAACTTCAAGGTTTAGCTGCAAGATTATCACATGCAGAGGATAATATTACAAATCATTTTATGGGAGTATCTACCTTGGTATCAGGATTAGCATCTAATCCTCTCACTTTAGGAAGTGTTACTGCCCTTTTGCCGACATATAATAGTTTACCTTCTGGAATGGAACTATTACAATTATTAAAAGATGCCTTGCCTGATGTAGATGCTTTAACTATAAAAAAATTAATGATGTCTGCAAGTGAAGCAGCTATGGATACTCTTGCAGCAACTATGGATGAAGTAGGTGCTGCTATGATTGCAACTGCTACTAATGCCGTAAGTGCTGCTGAAGGAGTAGTAACCTCAACCGCGGCTTCTTTAACTGCAGCTATTCAAACAGGAAATCAAATAGCAATAGATGCTGCTCAAGCTGCGCATGATCTTGCTAATGTTAACTTAGGTACCTCTAAATTATCCTTTGATTCTATATCTGGTTTTATTGTAGGTCAAGCTAAAATTTCTAAATGTAAAACAAAAAGTTTCCTTTTAGGTGATTAACTATACATAAAACGTAAGTAACCCATTTGAACCAGATGCAGGTTTACCGGAAGAATTAACATTCTTATCATCAATATAAGTTGTACAAAGTTTCATACTTCCTTTCATTGAATAAGATAAATGAATCCATACACTATTGCCTTTGTTTCTATACTCTAATATAACTTGATTATAAGGTAAGATCTTTTCTAACTTAACGGCTAATTCATAATGTTCAGTTATATCTCTTGAAGATAACTGAATATCACATGCCTCTCCCTTATTATGGAAAGATCCTCCAGTTTCATTTCTTAATCCTGAATTGATATTCCATATGCCATTAGGATCTTGTTGTCTACTTGGTCCTATTTCAGCATAAACTTTTTCTAATATGTTTATACATAATGCTGAAAGGTTTGCAACTAATTGTTGTTTAGAATACACTCCATCCGGTAAAGTAGTATTTTTCAATACTTTACCTTGAGCACTAGTTAACATACCTAAAGTAAAGTTATCACTTAACTTATAACTAGTAGGGAAATCGGTCATATTATTAATTTCAGTAAGTTTCTCTGAAGATAATTGAGTTCCTGCTCCAGTTCCTCCAGTAGCAGGAGATGAATCACCGGAAGTACCTGCTTCATTGCCATTATTTTCATAATCAGAAGTTCCTACCATACCTACTCTAGCTTTTTGACCAGAAGCAGTGTTCCAATCATCTTCAGTTTCAAATTTAAATACTCCGTCCGTATGTCTAGCCGGAGGCATCAAATTTGGTCCACCTTGTTGATGAGCAGAATCTGTAGGAGGTACAACTAATACATGGTTTTCCGAAACACCTGCAGTAGAAAGACTAGTTTTTCTTTCCATTGGTTCACTATATTTTGGATCATAAATGTCAGGTTGACTACCACCAAACAAACCAAGTAAACCGGATGATAATGGAATTTTATTTAATACTGAATCAACTACAGTTTTAGGTAATGTATTAGGATTATATGTTCCCATAGGAGTTAAGTAAGTATTAACTAAAGTATTTTCACTACTTCTACCTGATATTTGATTACCGGCAAAATCTACTGGGACTTGTGATGTTCCTAATTTAGTTAATGAGGTTATTGAAGGAAATGTAGTACTAGGATTATTGTTTTCAATTTTAGGGGCTATTAATCCTATAGTGTCGCCTGAACCTAAAGATATATTACCTGAAGTTTGTAATTGATATGATGCACTTTTCATTTGAATAGCATTTGCAATATCAAACTTCATTGAATCTGCTTTAATTTCAAATGATTTTTCAGTTTCAAATTTAATACTACTTGACATTTTTAATAATGTTTCGGCAGTAGAGGCAGTATCCCCACCTTCTAAACTAATAGATTTTGCAGTTTTTAATTTTAACGCATCTGTTGATTCTAATGACATTGTACCTATTGCTCTATGGTTTGATGTCTTACCAACTTCTACATTATAATTACCTTCAACTAATACATTATAATCGCCGCCTACCGCAACATTTAAATCTTGGGCTACACCAATATTAACATTGTTATGGAATACGGCGTCAACTTGACCACATACTTCAAGATTTGCATCACCTTGACAAAGTATATTCATTGGACCTGAAACGGTTAAGTTACATGTTCCTTTAATGAATATATTACCATTGTTTTCAGTAATGTAATATCCATCACCTACTATATAATTTACTTGGGAACCATTAGGATCTATTTCAATGAAAGTACCTTTACGATGGTATAAGTTAATACGTTCGCCTTCAGGACTATCATCAAATTCTAAAACGTGCCCAGATTCAGACTCCATAACTTTGTTGTATGGATAAATGGTATTATATGCAGATTCGGGTTGATCATAAGAACCACCATTTGCTAATGGTATATTTTTTGCGCGAGTAGCATCTTTAAATTTAACGTGGGTATCTTCAATATTACCTCTTGCTAATCTATTAGTATCTGGTTCATTCATAAAATCACGTAAAGGATACTTTCCTTCAGGATCACAGAATCCAGTTTTAGAGAAATTACCAGATCTATCTTCAGTGTATGCTTCTCTTCTAGATGCAGGTAAAGCATTTATTTCTACTTGAGTTCTAGTTGGAGCAGAAGATACAGCATCTTTATTAGTTGGAGCAGGTGCGGATTTACCGCCTAAAAAGTATTCATAATATTTTCTTTTAGCTGGCCAACCACCTTTATGTCCACCAACTTTAGAAAGAGCTACTTCAAAGAAACTAGGTTCCCATTGTAATTTATCCCAGTCTGAGATATTCATTTTAAAATATTCTACAACTGCTTTTGCGCCTATTTCAGCAGACTGTTGTAGTAATTCTGGATGATTTATTAAATCTATACCCAATCTTGAACCAATTTCTTTATAATTACACCGCAATGTTAATTGTATATACCCTCTACCATAATATTGACCATTTGCGGGATTTCCTGTTATTTTAGTACCATAAATAAATCCAAAGAATTCTTGTTTAGAATACTTTACTTCAGGACTATTATTCCATAATTCTGCTTCTGCTTGGGTAATCTTTGGCCATACTGTTCTAATTCTTTTAGCAGAATATTTGTGATTTTCATCTGCAGTATGCATCCATTTACTTTCTACACCGGCAATACCAAGCATAGCACATTTTGCATATTTTGATTTGAATCCACCCTCTTCACATGCAGCAATAATTGCCGCAATTCCTGCTACAGCTCCTTGAGTTGCTCCTGCACTAGTGGGAGGATTTGGAGGTATAGGTGTTTTTTCTATTGCATCTGCCATTATAAATCCTTAAAAGTTCTTATCAAAATAGGTTGTAATTTCTTCTGTAGTTCCAAATGTTTTAGGATTAACATCTGTAAACGGCAAATATTGTTCTTTTGTATAATTATCCGGCCGTTTTAATAAGACAGAATATAATTCGGTAGTTTCATCATAAGTAGCAGTCGCAATAGGAGTTATATTAGATTTAGGTGTTATATTATATGTTGTAGTTCCATTTTCAGATATAGCAGATAATTCATATTTAGTTCCTGTAGATTGTACTATTGATGCTCCTGGAGTTTCATATGCAATTATTGCATCTACAGCATCAGTTAATATATCTCCCTTTGGATTAACAAGTTCACCAGTATCATCTGTTGAAATAATATTATTAGTTGCGTCATTAATAAATGATACAGTTTTAGTACTTGGTATACCACCTATTGTTCCGATCATTATGGGTTGTTGATTATCAGGATCTAGGAATATACAAATTACCCAAGAACCCGGCACAACTCCTGTAGGAGACCATCCTAGACCTGATATAGAAGCAGAATTAATAGGCATCATAGGATATGCCCAAGGTAAATCATCAGTCGGTAATACTGTTTTATCTTCTGTATGAAGACCTACAATACGAACTTGACATCTACCTAATTTAAGTGGATCAATTCTATTCTCTACACAACCAAGATGAAACATTATTTGCTCCTATTCAAATCTATCAATAAACTTTCTTTTACTATTTCCATAGTACATTCATGTATGTTTCTATTAATATAATGATTAACTGCCGCTATGATATATGCACCTGAAAACATTTGATCTTGTGTTTCAGTATCTTCTTTTGTTACGGGTTCAATCTTATATAAGTTTAATACTATTCTTAGACCTACAGTATAATCTAATCTGCCTGGAACAACTATTTCTACTTTATTTGCGTCAATTTGGGCAAATGAAGATACTCTATTTTGTATAATTGACGCATTTGTAACATCGCCATATTCATTAAAATTTCCTGTATACTTTGACATAGACATAATAAATGAATTATGTCTGTATATAGATTTATTAGATGCTAATGGATATTTATTTAGATGATTGTATGATTCAAATGATTCAATCATATCATAATTAGTATTATTATATTTCTTTGTGGTAATATCATATGTAAATAATCTTGAACCAAACATACCTCCTCTGGCTCTTTCTACATAATCATATGCAGTAGGAATAGAAATACTTCTAATACGTTTATAATCTTCTGTTACATTTCTAACTGTAGCAGTACCATATGATTTATTATCACGAATATAATTATCATATAAAAATCCTTGAAAGACTTTTGCATTATATAATGATTCTAATGATACAAAGTTAAACCCATATCTATTTTCAAAAAACAAATAAGAACCGGATCCATTTTTATTAACAGCTGTTTCAGAAACATTATTAATACTTTTAATTGGTGACCAAAAGTTAGAAATAAATTTTGTTGAATTATTAGTTTCTTCAACATTTATTTCTTTAGTTACATGTAATCCTACATCAGGATCTTGTAATAGTGTTTTGACAATTTCAGAACATTTACCTGAAAATGACTTACTTATTTTTTTATTAATATCAACAATAGCTTCAGTAGATATAAAATGCAAAGTATAGATAGTTGCTCTATTTCCAACCATAGTTCTATTCGACATTTTATAAATGTAAAATTTGCCGTCTATATTACCCTTTTCAAGAGTAGGAGTAGTTAATTTAAGTTCAAGAAACTCTTCTCCATTAAAAGGAAATACATTCATTAAATCCAGTGAATCTCGTATCTCTAAAGTTCCGGTTATAAAAGGCGAAAATATATCTTCAAATATTTGTATTCCTATAACTTGGTTAGTAATATTCTGATAAAATTTCTGAGCAGTAGTTATCTGAACCAACTCAATATTAATATCACCGGCTTTTGAAATTTGTTCTGAAGAATTCATTATATTATTTTCTTAAATTCAGTTATTATTTGTTCAATGATGCCTTTTGGTACAACTTTTATTCTTCTTTTAGATTCATTAAGTAACTCTTCATATTGATAGTTAGTAATAGAAGAAACACCTGCACTTGTAGAATCTACAATATATCCATTACTATCTTCATAATGATGTATATTATGCATAGTAGTACCATATGAATTAATAATATGCTTTTCTAAATCATAATATGATAATGGAAAGTCATTAAGATAATCATATTTTTCATTTACTAACATAATTATCCAATGATAGTTTGGATTACCATATAACTTTTCTGCTATATGTTCAGGTGTTTCATTATCTACTATATCATACTCATCGTATATAGTTATATTTGCTAGTACATCTCTACGAAATCTAATATTACGAGTAATATCTCTTAAGTATATAGCAGTATCTTTACCACCTATATCAAAATCATATATCATATTAGGAAAATTCTTAAAGTACATTAGTAACCTCTATCTTGTATAGCTTCTTTTGTTGGAGATGTAAGTTCTTTAAATGACATAGTGATAGCAATTTGTGTAGGCATACCATTTGCAAATGTAGTAAAATTACCGTTTGGAGTATAGTTTACAATTAAGTCTGTCAATACGCATGAAGGATGTCTATGAATATATTGATTAAGTCCATTTCCTGAAAAGTAACTTATATCAAACTCAGAGGGATAAACATATAAAAAATTATTTGTATCATTCTTATATTCAGGTAACATATGAAATTTCAACTGATAAATTATATTATATACATGTTCAGCTTCTTTTTCATCTCTTGGAAAGAAATTGTAATCAAAGGAAAATGTTCTAAAGTCAACACCCTTAAATACCATTTCTCTCTTTGGATTACCTGCCAAACCAGTTCTTGCAGATATAGTACCCATTTTTTGTAATGCTTCAGATGCTAAAATAGATTTACCATCGTCAACCATATTGGATAACTTTACAGATGTTAAAGATTTTAACAAACCAATAGCATCTTCACCTATTTGAGATAATGCTTCTGTAGTTCCGGTGTCTTCTTCTGACCAAGAAGTAGCATATCTAATATTTAATGTATTGGGCATATGTAGAGCAATTGCAGTTTTTAATCTTTTTTGCTCTCTAGTAGTAGTTCCTGCTATATCACCTGCAACCCAAGCCGCTGCGCCACCAATAGCAGTAGCACCTGTCGCAATACTTGCGAATCCACCTATTGCGCCCGCAAAAAGACCTCCCATAGCTGTATTTAATGCTCCAGAAATAGCAGCATTTATATTAGAAATAGGTCTACCTATAAGTAATCCTCTATCTCTAGAAATATCCAAATCTTTCATATCATATGTTTGATTTGGTGGAGGTAAAAACTTAGATGCTGTAGCAACATTAATGTAAAGCACAACCATATTACCACCATATTCCGGAGATTGAAGATCTGCCGGATATGATAAACTGGTAATATCGTACTTGTCATTTGTGTAATCTAAATATGACATTATTATGAACCTATAAATATTATGGTTTTATTTACTTATTTATATTAAAATGGCGAAGTATCATCAGGGAATTTATAAACCAAAATATCCAAACAAATATATAGGTGATCCTACTAATGTTGTTTTTAGATCATCCTGGGAATTAAAATTTATGAATTGGTGCGATGGTTCAAATTCGGTTATTAATTGGCAATCTGAAGAAACAGTTGTTCCTTATATATGCGCTACTGATAATAAATGGCATAGATACTTTTTAGATTTTAGGATACAAATACGAAATAAAGAAGGCAAACTTAAAACATATTTAGTGGAAATCAAACCTCACGGTCAAACAATGCCGCCTAAATATCCAGGAAGACAAACTAAAAGATACTTAAATGAATCAATGACATTCATGAAAAATCAATCTAAATGGGATGCAGCAAAGAAATACGCTTTAGATCGTAGTTGGGAATTTGTAATATTAACCGAACATCATCTTGGATTATCTTATAAATAGTATATGGCAAATATAAAAGAACCTACAATGTTAGATGTATTTGAGAAAAACAAATATAGTCTACCCCAAGCATCTAGAGCAAGTAAATCTTGGTTTGATCAGCAGATATTGCTATTACATCATCAACATATAAATGGTAGTAATGTATTAAAGACTGCTCCACAATTTACCTCTATTGGTAAAATAATGCCGGGAAAATTATATTTGTACAGATATGATGCTAAACATAAATCAACATTACCATATTGGGATATGTTTCCTTTAGTGTTTCCATATGAGAAAACTAAAGATGGATTTTATGGATTAAATTTCCATTATCTACCTTATCAATTAAGAATTAAACTTCTTGATAAGATGATGGTATTTGCAACTAATAAGAATATGGATGAAAATACTAGGTTGAGATATTCTTGGCAATTGATATCCGGTATATCGAAGTTTAAATTTGCAGAACCATGTATTCATAGATATTTAAACTCGCATATACGTACTCAATGCAGAGAAATTACAGCCAACAATTGGGCAACTGCTATGATGTTACCAGTAGAAGGATTTGTAGGTGCTAACAAGGCTAAAGTTTGGCAAGAGTCAAAAAGGATGATGAATTAATGAGTCTACTATCAGATTTTATATCGGAAGTAAAAGTATCTGGGTTAATGAGAACTGCACGATATTCAGTTATTATGCCATTAATTTTATCAGACACTAATGAAAACAAAGATCCAAAACTAGTTTCTATGTTTTGTGACCAAGTACAAATACCAGGATTAAATTATAATACTGCGCCAAATCTAACGTATGGTGAAACAAGAGAAGCTCCTTATCAAAGAATGTATGATAACCTTTCTCTTTCATTTTATGTAGACAATGAAATGAAGGTAAAGAAATACTTTGATGATTGGCAATATAGTATACAAAATCCAGTTACAAGATCATTTAATTATTATGCAAACTATATAAAACCTATACAAATTGGTGTAGAAGATATTGCAAGTAAAACTAAATATATGGTTGAGTTAAGAGAATGCTATCCTAAAACAGTAGGTGCTATTCAAATGGATTCAGCCTCAAAAGACTTAATGAAACTATCAGTAACTTTAGCATATAAGTATTGGATACCAATTGGTGGATATACATATGACGATACAGATTTATTAAATAAAACAAATGATGGATTATTTTCCGAAATTGCCGGAGTATTCAATGGAATTGCAAGTTCTCCTGTAGGAGGTTTACTAATGAATTATGGTTTAACCGGTTTACAAAATAAACTTACAACAATTGCTGGTTATAACGCATAAATATTACAATGAAAATGAATGATAAATTATCAGAAGTATTTGACTTGGAAAACATAGAATATACTAATATAATTCCACGTATTGACGATATAGTTCCTACTCCCAAAGGAACTCAGGACGAATATATCGAAAATGATTTCGATCACGTACGCGGTAATATTAAGGAGTTGTTATCGACAGGGAGGTCGGCCCTTTATGATATGATCGAGGTAGCTAAACAAAGCGAACATCCTCGAGCATACGAAGTTGTTGGTACATTAATGAAGCAAGTTGCTGATATGAACCAACAATTGTTAGATGTGCATGCACAGAAACAAAAACTATCCGGTACAGGAAAGAAAAAAGAAGAACCCGCAAGTCAGGTTACTAACAATGCTATATTTGTTGGAAGTACTAACGACTTGGCAACAATGATTCATAATATGCATAAAGGAGAATAATACAATGGCATTGCCGGTTAATAGTACACCTATATATCAATTAACTATACCTTCAACAAATAAAGAAGTAAAGTATAGGTCATTTCTAGTAAAAGAAGAAAAGGCATTATTGATTGCGCAACAAAGTGAAGATCCAAATATAATGGTCAATACTTTGCAAGAAGTTATTAAGTCTTGTATAAAAGATGACATTGATATTAATAAATTAGCGATGTTTGACCTTGAGTATATCTTTACTCAAATTAGAGCAAAGTCAGTCGGCGAAGAAGTTGAATTAGTTTTTAAATGTCAACAGTGTGATGATCCAAAAGCAAAAGTAACAGTTAAGTTTGATTTGACCCAACTTGAAGTAAAAAAAGATCCTGAACATACTAATAAAATAGAGTTATTTAATAATGTAGGTATTGTATTAAAATACCCAAGTATTAATATAATTAAGAAATTAGAAGATATCAGTACAAATAATGTAGATGACATATTTAAAATTATTATTGATTGTATTGATTACATATATGATGATGAACAATTATATCATGCAAGTGATACAACTCAAACCGAATTAAAAGAATTTTTAAATAACTTAACAACAGAACAATTTGGTAAACTTCAGAAGTTCTTTGAAACTATGCCAAAAATTAGTAAAGATATTGAATATACATGTCCAATATGCAATGCCCATAATGAAGCAACCTTGAGTGGTATACAATCTTTTTTCTAGTAAATCTTTGCCACGAATCATTGATGAATTATTATAAAATGAATTTTGCTTTAATGCAACACCACAAATATTCGTTGGCAGAGATAGAAAATTTAATACCATTTGAGAAAGAAATATATGTTGCTTTGTTAATAAACTATTTGGAAGAAGAAAAACAAAGGATTCAGAGTAAACAAAATGGCTAATCGTCCTACACAAAGATCAATGCAAGATTTGTTGGAGAAACAATTAGTTTCTCTCAATGAAATTCATGGTACTCTTACAACTTCTAAATTAATTGAACTCGGACAATTAATTGAAGAGAAGAAAGCTTTAGATGATGACAATATATTAGTTGAACAATTACGTGATATTCATCTTATATCAAATGCTATTTTAGAATCTTTGATAGAAATTAAAGATAAATTCTTGGCAATGCCTATAACAACCAATGAAGAAAAGGCAGAAGCAGCAAAGACAAATGAAAGAATGATTGGTGCATTAGAAGGTATCGAAAAGAATACTAAACCATCATTAAAGCAAGATATTAAAGAAGGATTTTCACTTGGAGCAATTATAGCCGGCATAGGTATTGCATTAGGTGCTTTACAAGGTACAATTGTTGCCCAAGTCAAAAATATTAAATTCTGGTTGAAACTGTTTACTCCTGAGTTAATGAAAAAGGAACTATCGGAAGTAGTTAAAAGTATTCGTAAAGTATTTGGAGATCTCGGTTTAAAACTAAAAGAAATATTTGATACGAAATTAAAATCTTTAGGTGACTTCTTTGAAAACTCGTTAAACAAAATAAAGTCTATATTCAAAATAGATGATGAATCTAAAATATCCAAAGTATTTAAATGGTTAAAAACAGGAATTAAGAACTTTTTTGCTCCTTTTGAGGAAGCATATACAGTAATAAAAGATTTACTAACTCCAGCAAAAGAATCAAAGGGTATATTTACTGCTATATCTGAAAACCTAGGTAAATTTGGTAAAATGTTTGGTGCTGTTGCTAAAATAGTTGGTAAATTAATGTTACCAGTTACTATTATTATGACATTATGGGATACTGTTAAAGGTGCTATAGAAGGATACGAAAAGGAAGGAGTTGCCGGAGCATTTCAAGGTGCAATCACAGGATTTATGAATTCTCTTGTTGGAGGATTAGCAGATCTAATTAAAGATATGGCTTCTTGGTTATTGGAAAAACTAGGATTTGATGAAGCATCAAAAGATTTAGATTCATTTTCATTCCAAGATATTATAGCAGATTATTATGATGCACTATTTCATCCAATTGATACTATTAAAGGTATGATTAATAGTGTACAAATAGCTCTTATTGAAGGTTTAAATTCAATGATTGATAAGTGGAATAGTACAGTTAAATTAGATTCATTAAAAATTGACAAAATGGAAGTACCTGAAAAGTATGAATCAGATCATGTTAGACCATCAGTAGAACGTAAAGAAAAAGCTGAAAAAGCTGAAAAACAGGATAAAATTCTTAAAAAGATTGACGAAAAACCTATATCTGAATTATCAATAGACGCTTTGAAAAGCCGAGCTATGATTTTAAATGAAAAAGGTGAAAATTGGAAAGATAATCCAGAAATGGTAGCAAGATTTGAACAATTAAATAAAGGCCCAAATGCAGAAGCTATTACACCAAAGACAGCTGATGTTGTAACAGCAAAAACAGTTGCTACAGAATCTGCTAGAGAAGATGCTGCTCAACCTGCAGGAAATACAGTTGTATCAGCCCCTACCGTAAATACATCTAATAGTACTGTTAATAGTACTGCAGTTAGATTACCCGTAAGAAGTTCAGATAGTACATCATCTAGATACATTTCAAGTACATACGCAATTAATTAAAAAAGGGGACATAAAGTCCCCTTAAATTACTATGATAATTAAAGATTAATCTTCAGCCGCTAACTTAGCAAAATAGGCCATAGTATCATCGTCATCATCAGTTACTGATATAGACACAGGTTTTGCAACTTGTGTTACTTTAGGAGCAGAAGGTACATCAAACTCTTCAGCAATCTGTTCAGCAGTCTTTGGTGTATAACTATCACCTGCTAAAACAGAATCTAACTTTTTCTTTAAAACATCATAATCTTTAAAACTACTTGGATATAACCATTCTTGTAAATTATGTCGTAAATTCATAATATTCACAAGTGTATCATCATTTTCTGTTACTGGAATTGAATCAGAAAATGTAGACTCATCATAATTAGGATAACTAGCAACTGTACGTTGACGCAGTTTAAAATTAGCTCCATCCCAGAGATCAAATACGTTTATAGGTGTTTCATCTTCAAAAGTAGGTTTTGCTTTATCCATAATCTTATCGAAGATCTTCTTACCAAATTTAAACATGAAAACTTTACCTTCATTTTCAGGATTCTTTGGATCAGAAACTATTAATATATTTGCATAATATGATAATCGGCGTTTTTGTTTACGTGCAATTTCTTTATTAGCTTCTATACCTGAATTCCACAATTGAGAATTTAACTGTGAAACAGGATCTTCTAGGTTAATAGTATTCAGATTGTTTTCAATATACCATTTACCGGTAGGACCTTGAAAGCCATGTGAGAATACTTTAGCCCAAGGTAATTCATTCTCATCACCATCAATACGTGGCAAGAAACGAATAGTTGCAGTACCATTGCCTGCTTTATCTACGGTAAGTTTCCAAACTCGATTATCGTTTCTAGATTGAGATTGAGGATTTGAAATTTTATCGATTTCAGATGTGATTTTAGCAAAATCAGTTGAACGGGATTTGCGTAAAGCTGTAATATCAAGTGACATAATTTTTCCTTGTTAGCGAAGTATGTTTATATTTGCGTAGTATATTGTAGTTGATTTAAATCTTCTACAAAGTTATTTATAATCGATGTTATCTTATCTCGATTATATTTTACAAACCGTTTAGATTTGCAAATTCTGCGTATATCCTTTTCCCACATGGTTTGCATATAACCTGACATATGCCAAGTACTAATTAAATCCATGAAGTCATTAAGAATACACACAGTTTCTAGAGAAATTCTATTACTAATAAGAAGAGTTAATATACTTGGAGGTTGACAAAAACCAAACTCAAGTACTTCTTCCTTTGATAATTTATTTTTCTCTGAGTCTATTATAATACAATTTAGGTCATCTGTAAATACTTGTGTGATACTTTCTTTACGTCTAAGCCAATTTGTATAATACGTTTCGGCATGTGATAATTCATATACAGGAGAATCATTACCATATGCAAAATTAGATACATAAAACTGAATAAGTTGTGGTTCCTTTGGATATTTTTTAGAGAGTTTCTCAAATAATGATCTATCATTTCTTTTATCAAATAACTCTCTAGAATACTTTACTACACCTCTATTTTTAAAGACGTCATATGAGTCTCTAGTATAATGTAATCTAATAGCTAAATAGAACTTATATGCTGAATACCCATCCATTAAAAATCTAAAAAAGCTTGCTTTGGTAAATAATTCATATCTATAAAGTGCATTTCAAGTTTATCTTTTAAAGATTTATTAATTAACTTAGTAACCTCTTCAGGTTCAATAAAATTTTCATTACAATATTGTAATAGAGCATCAACTACCCCAATATTTTTTTGGTTCGCAAGTGTTTCTATATGCAATGAAAAGTCATTTGCGGATTCAAACATTAAATTTCTCCAGGTAATATTTTACTAATTTAAGATTATCAACAACTTCACAATATTCATCTGTTTTATCTCTATAGATTTTCCAATTGCTTACTATTTTCTTTTTACGGTCAAGATTATTATTAATAAGAAAATTATTAAAAAATTCATCAAGAGATTTAATTTCATCGGAAAGATTCTGTTTAATCTCTTTTAAAATATTAAATTTACGGTGAGTAGCAGCATTTAATATTTCATCATAACAATTATTCATCACTAATTCCTAATAAAGATTTTACTCTATTACGAGCTGTCTCATAACCTACTTCAAATGAATCCCAAACTTGTTCATTGGAAGTAGCCCATTCTTTTAATGAAGTTAAATTAATTTCTTCAGTTTTATTAACTGTATTGCATACATCTTCAGTATATTGGATTAACCATTCATCAAACTCAGTTTGGCCCATTTCGCCATCATTTATTTCGTCAAATATATTTCTATTCATAATTAATCTCTATTAAAGTGTGCTATAATGTACTGGTCTTTCATATAGACCATCAGTTTCACGATATACCGAAATAAGTCTACCGCAATCAGTTGTAAATCTAGCAGTCTCTCCATACCCTATGTTTAAACCAAAAGGCCAAAGATTTACTAAATCTTCCGATTGAAGAGCTTCATTTAATGTTAAGAACCAATTTTGTTTAACTTTTCTCATGATATAATATCCAAATAATTAATTTATGAGTCTATTATATCATGTTTTTCGAAAATGTAAACAATTATTTTAAACTTTTTCAATCTTCATAATCTTATAGAAATAATGTTTACCAATTTTAACACTTTTCTTAGGTCTTTTAGAGTACCTATATTTGAAAGAGTCAAAAGAGTCTAGATTTCCAATTGGATTTCTAGCATTACCATGAAGTATATTAGTTGCTAACTTAATAAACTCTTCTTTATCCTTAGCAGGTATACGTTTCTGTGTATATTGCTGCTTCACTATTTTACAAGCGGGTTTGTGGAATATTTTTGTAGATCTAGTAACAATCGTTGCACCTACTGCAAGTTGGCCAGTCAAGGATTCGCCTCTTGCCTCTGAGTATATTGTCTCAGCGACACATATTATATCTTTATTTGAAACATTGATCTTTTTATGTAAAGTAGTCTGAGCATGTGTTGATGCAGACATACTATACAGACATAAGAGCATTGTGATTGCTCGCATGTGGGTTCTCCTATTTTTTAGTGACAATATTAGAAGAATCCTAATATTGTTTCCCTATTTCTTCAGCTGAACTCATTGCTTTGAAGTTTTATAGCGGATTTGTACTTCAGTTTATCTTATAAGTAGACTCCTATTTGTTAATATTATATTATATTTATAATATAGTAAAATTTCATTTTGTATAAATAACTATTATATAACAAAATACGTTATATGTAAACATTAAAAATGCCAATCACGATCCTGGCAGATCTATTGGCTCTAATACTTTCAAGGAGTACCAGCATGACTATATATACCCCAATTACACCTACCTATCTCTACATCAAACAACACTCAGTTACAGGTCTAAAATACTTTGGTATGACAACCAAAAAAGATCCAATAAAGTACTATGGATCTGGAACATATTGGGTTAAGCATATTAAGAAACACGGAAAAAAGTATATCAAAACTCTGTGGTTTCATCAGTTTGATACACAAGAATTATTAACAGACTTTGCTTTATTATTTTCAGAAGAATATAATATTGTCAAATCAAGTGAATGGGCTAATCTAAAACCAGAAAATGGTCTTGACGGTTTTACCGCGGAACTAGTTTCAAAACATAATAAAAAACGTGTAGATAATAAAACACATAACTTTTTAAATAGAGATAATGCTATACTATGGAATAACCAACGAGTTATTGATGGCACTCATAATTTTCTTAATAGTGAAGTAGGTAGGACTGGAGGAAAAGTTAGTAGTAAACTCCGAATAACTAATGGTACTCATAATTTTTTAAATAGCGGGGATAAAAAAAGAAATTTAGCTCTTAGACCTATATATCTAGAAATAAAAGAATTATACAAAAACTTAGGCATGAAAATACCTAATAATACATATATGAGATCAGACGAATACTTAGAAGATATTAAAAACAAATTATCTTGTTATATCTTTTTAATTGCATAATATTTGTATCTTTGATGCTTAAACTTCTTTAACCAAATTGCTTTATCTTCTATATAGACCATTGATGGATTATCATCAATACCTATAACAACTACTAACTTATCTATATTAATTCCAGTCAACTCTAGAAAGCATTGAGAATATGCTGCTGCTTGCATAAAGTACCCATCAAATTCATCAAAATCCTTTACTCTTCTTGAAGTCTTCCAATCAAGTACTGATATTTCTCCATCAAATTCTGCAATTAAATCAACAGTACCTCCTACTTTTAATATATGAGAATAAATTCTTTTTTCAATACAATGTATATCCCCAACTTTATCTATATGAGGCAACATTGAGTTGAATACTTCTTTATCAAACATATCAACTTCTATTTCTTTACCGAGTAGATAGTTTTCGCATAGTTTGTGGATACGAGTACCTCTATTAGCGGCTCTTCTAGATATAGCATCTGCTTCTGCATGACCTACTCTATCACGCCATTCCATTATATGTTTAGCACCTCCTAAACCCGTGACAGAAGTTACTGATGGATACTTTTCTCCAGTTGGAGTTAAATAAACTCTAGATCCATCAGTATTCTTTTGAACTAGTTTTGGAAAATTGTATTCATGGAACGTCCGCATATCAATTAGACTGTATAGTTCATAAATGGTGTATCGGTTATGAATGCTTTGAATCCTTCACCCAATTCTTCCATTTCAATTTCCAAAGACCAATCATAACCTGTATGACTTTTAACAAATTTGTATTGGTTTTCGCTTACAACTTTAAAAATATCCCATTCTTTCATAATCTATAATTCCTCATTTATTTAATTTATGAGTCTATTATATCACATTTTCTGAGAAAGTAAACGTTTATTTTAGTAACCTAAATTTTCCTTTGCTATAATATATGATTTTACCAAAGATGATCTAACAATATCAGCGGAAGTAAAATGAATACGACAAAATTCATCCATAGTCTCAGCGATTTTTAAGAATTGAGGCAAACCTGTCACTTCTGAAGATTTCTTCAATAAATCATTTTGACTTAAATCACCGACAAAGATTATCTTTGATTGATGTCCAATTCTAGTCAAAATAGTATCTAACTCTTGAAAAGTACAATTTTGCATCTCATCTAATATAACAATAGAATTATCAAAACTCATGCCACGGATAGCGGTTGTGGTAGTGAATTCAATATAACCTTGTTCTTTTAATCTTTGATATGCATCGGCTCTTCCGAATAAAGTTGAACTGATTTGAATATAAGGATCTTCATAGATAGATGTCTTTTCATCCAAACTACCTTTTAAGAATCCTACATCTCTAGTTTGTACTGCCGAACGAACAATTAATACTCTATTAAAAGAGTTACTTTTGTCCATGCATTCTTCAAGTGCTTTATATAATGCAATAAATGATTTACCCGTACCGGCTGAGCCGGATAACATCATAAAATATTCACCTACTTTATAAGAATCAAAGAATAATTCTTGATTTTTAGTAAGAGGTTTGAAGGTCTTTAGATCTTCAATACGCATTTTTAATCTATTTGACTGTACTCCTTGTATAACTTTATCGTTAGTAGGTTGTTGGTATTTCGAAATATCTTCAAAATGAGTATCTACTATCTTTGGTCTACGCGCCATAAAGTTCCTTTAAAGTTGGGAAGAGGTTTTATCGAGTTGACTACCGGGAGTTTTATTATGTATTTTTTGTAAGACATCTTTAAACCCAGTATCGAATTTTCTAGTTGCGGTAAGTTTAGTCGGATCTCCCAATGATGGTGAAATTAAAATGATAGATTCTATATGCGGATTATCTATTAAGTACTGTTGTTTAGAACCATAAGACATAGACATCTCAACTATTTCACCTGTTTCTTTATTTTTAAAATCATATAATGGCATTTATTCTCCTTTTACAAAATAATGTATATCAGTGTAGTAGTTTATATATTAAGCTTTGCCGGAGTCAGTTCAGTAAAGCTTATCTATTCCTTAATCTCATTAATATATCCGTTACATCTTCATCAGTTTTCATCATTGCATATAGAATTTTAGTAGAAATAGCAATATACTCGGCTTGTTCCTCTGGAGTCAACAAATCGTGTTTTTGAATTTCTGCCAATTCGTGGTATCGTTTTATATTCATTTTTCATCATCCAATAAGGTGTAACAAGGAAAAAGTTTAGGTAATGCCAATACAACATTATAGTTCTTGTATTTCAATGATTCATTTAGTTCCATTGAGCGAACTTCGCATTCATATTTACCACCTCGCCAATCTCTTTCAAGTTTGGCTTGTTTGATTGCAGTCTCTTCATCGTCAAATGCACCGACTACATAACTATGGCTTTCTCTATCACCAAAACGATAGGCTGTAACTACATAAATTAACATTTTGATACCTCTATAAAATATGGGATTGGTCTAAGTTTCCAGTTATGTAGATGTTTCTTAGAACCATTATAGTAATTCTTATAAGATTGAACCGAATCACCTTCAACGATATATTCTGGTGGCATTGCTGGAGTTGGTTCGGTAAATTTACCTATTTTGATATTCAACGGAGCATAACATAATGCTTCCATCAATCCAGATGCTTCAACCTTATGAATTTTACCATATCTA